TTAAAATCTCTTTTAACATACTTTGTTTTCATTTTACTCATACAAAGTAATGCTTTAATCATTTTAAATTTATATTTTTTAATAACACATTTTGTTAATAATAAATGAATAATAAAATGCTCTCTAGCTGTTAAAGGAACTAAGTTATCTTTATCATTTGAACCACCACAACTCTTAGGAATGATATGATGTCTTTCAATATAACAAGATAATACTCTGTTCTTTGCTCTATCAATTATAGAGTCATGCCATTTTTTATATTTATTATTAATAAACATTTAACTCCTATTATTAACTACTGATTGCATCAACGCATGAGACCCAGCAATCTAATGATGAAGCTGTGTCAGATATTACTTTTAAAGCATCTCCAGATTGAACTACAAATTTAGCACCACCATCTAAAACTTGTAGTGCTGAACCAGCAGGAATTGGAGCATCTTTAACTAAGTAAATATCATTTGCACCATCATTGATATAGACAGATGCTACAACAGAACCTGTTGTTACATTTGCTACAGATATTCCTACTACAGTATCATAACTGTCAGCAGTAAATAATGTTGCAGCAGAAGTGCCTACATCATTGCTTGTGTATCTTCTAAAGTTTTGTGCCATGTTTACTCCTTATAAAGCTATTGCCATAGCGATTGCAAATCCAGGACTTGCAGCATCTATGTTTGTTAATTGACTACCATCAACAGCAGGTAATTTTGCAGTACCATCTAATTGTACCACATTGTTTGCTGAAGTTCCAACATTTAATGTTGCAGCAGTTCCTAATCCAGTAATTTTAGAATTATCAATAGCATTAACAGCTAGGGTAATTGTACCTGATGAAGTAATTGGTGAATTTGCTACTGTAAATTCTGAAGAACCTGAATCTGCTACACCTACTGAAGTTACTGTTCCAACATTAGCTGGAGTAACTTGAGTATAGGTAATATTACTTACACCTATAGTTGCATCAGAATCAGTAGTACATAAAAAGATTTTATTATCATTTGCTGTACCTTGATTAACTACAATCATCTGACCAGATAGTTCAGCTATTGTGTCAAATTGTGGATCTCTACTTGCAGTACCACTAGCTACAACAATGTATAAACCATTTGCAGTTGCATCTGATTGGTCTTTAACTAAAACTCTATCTCCAGTAACTAATGTTACACCATCAAGTGTATCACCATTTTGAAGATCAGCAGTTAAGTCTATATTTCCTGTAGTTGCAGCTTCTGCAATAACTCTAGTTCTTAGTCCTGCAACAGCTTGATCTACATAATTTTTAGTAGCAGCCTCAGATGAAACAGAAGGATCACCAAGACCAGTAATTGAACCACCACTAACAGAAACATTGTTTGCATCTTGAGTAGCAATAGTTCCTAATCCCAAAGTAGTTCTTTGAGCTGATGCGTCTGCATCATCTAATAATGCTTTACCAGCAGTTGTTAAATCAAAAGTTCCAGCAGTACCAGAACCAGTAAATTGAATACCTTTATCAGCAGCTGAAGTTAATCCTGCAATAGCATCTAAGTCTGCATCATGTGCTTGAACATTAGTACCGATTGCTAAACCTAAATTAGTTCTAGCTGTTGAAGCTGAAGTTAAGTCAGATAGGTTACTTGCTTTAACAAGTTTAGCATCTAATTGAGTTTGAATATTTGAAGATACATTATTTAGATAACCAAATTCTGTATTTGATATTGTTCCATCATGGATTTTAGTTGCATCAATAGCAGCACTAGCATTTATATCTGCATTAACTATTGTGCCATCAGCAATCTTAGATGAAGTTACTGCACTATCATTAATTTTAGCAGTAGTAATTTGAGCATCTGCAATATGTTGGGTATCAATACTTGCATCTACATAGTGTTCTGAATCTATACTATCATCTGCAATCTTAGTTCCATTAACTGCATCTGTAGCAATCTTTGCAGTAGTAACTGATCCATCTGCTAATTGAGTTGAACCAATAACACCACCTGGAATAGATGTATTTGTTTTTGATAAAGCACCAACAAAAATATTTGTAATAGCTTCGTTAGATAAATTACCACTATCCCAAGTTACATTAACTGTAGTGTCTGTTGAAAAAGATGAGGAACTGATTGTTCCATAAATAGTTCCTGGAGTTGGAGCTATAACTTTAATTCTTCTGTCTGCATGATAAAAAGATGTTACATCAACACCAGCAATTGTAAATGATGTTGCACTTGCATAACTTGCAGTATAACCATTACTACCATCTCCATATTCAACCCATTGAGAATCATTATACCAATCTCTAGTATTCTTCATCAATGCTCTAATGGCATTGTTTAGATTAGAAGGTAACATCCCTTCTGCAGTAGATATACCATTTAAGTCTGTATTGTTTGCTTGTGTTGTTGAGTAATCTTTTATACCTGCCATTTTAATCTCCTATAAACCAAGCATATGCTTTGTTATTCTCTTGGTTCTTTTCATTTATTAATGAGTTTATTGCTTCCTCAATTTGTCTTTGGAAAAACTCTTGAGTTTCAAAACTGTATCTAACATTATCTATATCAGTTTTATCTGTCATCGCAACCCTGCTCTTGATGCTTTTAGATCAATTCCTTGAGCATCTTTCCAAACACCTCCACTAGGTATTTTAACATTAATTTTAACATATCGACCAGATTGTCTTACTGGATTTAAACCAGTTGAGTTCATACTAGAACTTGTAGATTCTGTTGGATCGTCAGCTAGTCTATCTCTAGTTTTAATGGTAACTGTAGCTGTTGCATCCACTATTGGTCTAATGCCTGTTATATTCGATCTTAGTCCTGGAAACAACTCTAATTCTGAAGTTTCTATTTCACCTTCATTTGCAGTACCTGAAAAAATAGCAGCTTTATAATTATTATCTATAGCACCTAATAATAACTGACCTCCATTCCAAAAGTCTGTATCTAATGCAATATTAATATTATCTAAATTTTCTGAAATAATATCCATTAATTCAACTGTATAAGCACCAACGAACTGTGAAAATATTGTACTAGCATTAGCTTCAGCAGTTGACCATTTTTGAGTAGCATAATTATAAATTAAAACTTTATCACAAATACCAGTTGTATTCGCAGTATCAGATGCACTTGGATATAACCATAAAGCTAACTGATTAAATGGATCGACAGCAGCACAAATTCTATCACTAAATGCTTTGTTTAAATCTGTGTCGAAAAATCTATTTACTTTTTCTGCACCAATTGAAACAACTTGGTCGCCATTGATTTCAAAAAATCCATCGTCTGCATAGAAAAATACTCTACGATTATCTTGGCAAACTGTTCTTCCATATACAGCTCCTCTATTAGGTGAGATAACTGAAAGTCTAAATACTGTTGCACCACCGACATAGTCCATACGAACTATTTGGTTTTGTCTAAAGATATAAGAAATCTCTCCAGAGGTAATATGAGTTATTTGTCCACCTGAACCTGGTAAGTCTTGACTATCAGATTGTTTAGTTCCTGCTGCCCAAGTTGTAATATCATTGATACCAGACCATTGTATTCTATTTGAATTATTAGTATGATTTCCAGTTATTAAAAAATCTCTAATTACACCTGAAACTTTAAATGTTGGTACAGTACCTGATGTTGCAATAGTAGATAAATCTGCAAAGTTAGTTGATGTACCCATTAAATAATATTGAGGTGCATCTACTCCATTACTTGCAATTACATAATTACCAAATTGTGTGAATGTCCAAAAATCTGTATTGGTTCCTGTTAAACTTCCTTTTCTTGATGTAAATGTTCCACCATCTAATTGATATAAGTCTGTATTCGTTGCAACAAAATTAAATACAGTATTTTCATTATCTCTAAATGAACCTGCACCTCTACTGTCAGCACCAATATTGTTTGTTGAATAATTAACTAATGAAGGAAATCGTTTATAAGATTGTCTTGCAAAGTACACATTATTAGCAACATTCGCACCTGGATTTAGATGCTCAGGTTGATCTGGTAGCCATTCTCCAAAAGGTATTTGCATTTAATATCCTAATTGTTGTTAAAAGAAACTCTAGTTACATCATTAAAGGATGCAGCAACTGTTACATCAGATCGTTGTTGTAAAGGTGCATTACCATATTGATCTTCTCTATCGTTTCTCTCTAATCTCTCTAGTGCAGTTTGATACATCTTTTCCCATTGAGCTGCTTGGTTAGGTTCAATACCACCTAAAAAATTAGCAGCATGATATAATGCACCATATAAATATATAGCTGGGTGATTTGCTAAAATATAATTTGATGTATTAGAATCTGATAAAGGATCAAACTCTTTATAATAATTTATAACACCGGTATATGAACTAGCAGGTGCAGGTGCAAATCTAAAGTTATCTCCTAAGATTGTATATGTACCTGGTTGACCACTCATAGAACCACCTTTGATTTGATCCATTTGAGCTGGAGTAATATATTTTAAAGCATACTTAGT